TTAACACGGTCATGGAAAGGGCTTTGGAGACCACAAAGGTCATGCATACGCCCAGTACAATAAACAGGGTCAGGAGCAGGGCTGACAGCATGGAGTCAAAGGCGCCTCCGGATACACCCACAAAGAACATGGAGATGATGGCGATGAGTGTGGGAAACCTTCCGTTGCATGGCACAAAGTTGTTGGTTATCATGGCAATAAGCCGTTCTCTGGGGGAATCAATGATACGGCATCCCACAATGCCCGCTGCGTTGCATCCGAATCCCATACACATGGTGTTAGTAAACTTGTAAATTAGATTATAGTTGCTTTAGCTTGATATTGACATTATCATCATCAATTATGATGCGGTCTATAATCATAGTCAGGCAGGCCCTTTTTTCATCCAAGCTTCCTGTATCAGAAAGCGACATCAAGGTATCTCTTGCGGTTATCATTTCAGCAAGAGTTGTTACCGGCACATTTTTGGGTTTTGATATATTCAGTAGTGCTTCCTTCTCTTTATTAAGCACATCCATTTTTTCCTGTATGGTTTCGATTGGGATTCCGCTGACTTGATACAGGTCTATCAGTTTTCCAATCTGCTTATCTATCTCATTCAGGCGGATTGAATAATCTGTGACCGGGACAGGAACAGGGTGTCCACTCTTTAATTTAGAAAAGTCTAAACGCATTATGTAATCTAACACCAGTCTGTCTAATTCCTCTATCTTCCATTTTTTATTCTTGCAGTTGGGGTCAACAATATACTTTTTATCTCCCTTGGTACGACTATAGCAAGAATAATTACCATGCTCACCGTGGAACCGTGCCCCACACTTACCACAATAGACGAGGCTGGAAAGAAGGGTGCTCGCCTTAAACGGAGACCGCTTGAAGGTATCAGAGGCCCTCCTGGAGCTGCTAAACAGGTCCTGCACCTGCTGGAATGTTTCTTCGGATATGATTGGTTGATGATTGCCTTGATAGGCTACCCCTTTAAACTTTACTTTTCCAATATACAGTTCGTTTTTAAGGACATTCCGGACTGAGACCTCATTGCTCCATCCCCCATATTTTTGTTGCATATACTGCCAACAGTTATGTATGGGATACCCCTTTAAAAACCGATTATACAAATCCTTGACTTGTATGGCCTCATAATCATTTATTACAAGCTCCCCATCAATATAATCATAGCCGGTCGGAGCGTTACCGCCCCCATGAAAATATCCATTCTTGGCTCTGCCGATGCGCCCCATAGTAAAACGCTCCGTAATCTGGTCTTTCTCCAGCTGGGCAAAGACCGACAGTATTCCAATCATGGCCCGGCCAAATGGGGTGGAGGTATCAAAATTCTCATTCACAGAAACAAAATCCACATTCTTTGCAAGAAAACAATCCTCAATCAACATGAGGGTATCCTTCTGGCTCCGAGATAAGCGGTCAAGCTTGTAAACAATGACGGAATCTATCAATCCTTTGTCGATGTCCTGGAGCATCTGCTGCAGGGCAGGCCTATTGACATTTCCGCCGGAATAACCGCCGTCGGTATATATCTTGACTATCTGAATATCTTTTGCTTTGCAGTATGCCTTCAAACGGTCGGTCTGTTCCTCGATACTATAGTTTTCCAACTGATTGTCCGTGGATACGCGGACATAACATGCGCCTTTAATCATATTAATCTCTCCTCATATTTAACTATACTCTTCGGTTGACGTAAAATTACACATATGGTTGCCCGGTGTCCGGAAAGATGATATACTATGTCTTGTACTTAACATTTCTTATCATGGGAACCGTGACACCATTGGTAAGGCTGGGCCTCTGTGTTTGCTGCACAGGGGCCCTTTCGTTTTAGTTTAAATTATTAATTTTTAAACAGTTCTCGTAGGCCAGTTCCTGGAGGATCTTATATAATGACTGTACATTGTATTTTTTAGGAAACTCCAGTTTGTGCGAAGCATATTCTATATGGTGTCCTTTAAGCTCTGGTGTCGTTATATATGTAAAAGTCAGCTCGCTATCATCGAATCCAAATCCAGAAGTCTCCATCTGAACATTTACAACGGAAAACAGGTTGATAGATTTGACGCTCATTTTGGTGCCAGTAGCTCCTTGCTTGTCAGTCATGATGATTCGTTTGTCTGTAAAAATGAGAGCATCACGTACCAATTTGAACCCCATGGTTATGGTTTCTTCGTCCATCAGATACATACCATACTCTTTGTTCAGTTCTTCCACGGATGCCTCGCTGTAATTTGCAGCCAACCCACCCTGTAAAATGTTTTTCATACCAAATGCCATCCTTAATTCTTCCTTTGTTATTTAAATAAATCAAAAAGACTAAATGAAGTCTTTTTATACACCTTGTTATATGCGGCCTTTTTAGGATTCTTTATCCACCCCATACCCTTCTTCCCATATCCGGGTATTAATGCTTTTTTTACCGCTCTTTTTGCTCGTCCGGTGGTCCTGGCCTTTAGGGATTTCATGGGGCTAATTTTGCGCAATCCAAATTTCATGATGTCCCCTCCTTGTGAAATAGTATTTTCTATAGATTGATACTTGAAACAGAACATACGTTCTGATATAATAAAAATCAAACCTAAGTTTGTGTATGACCTTCACTGCTACTGCGGATACTATTCGCATGGAGGTACACGCTCATGGTTCCACAATTCACAATTGAATATTATCTTTATGAGTTCCGAACAAAAGCAGGCCTTACAGACCGTGGTCTTTCGGAGCTATCAGGAATCAGTAAAACCCAAATCAACCAGATTGAAGATGGCAAGGCCAATCCCACATTACGCACCATATGCATCCTTTCCCTTGCATTGGACGTTAAACCAGCTGACCTGTTTTCAATCCGCATAACCCCCTAAACGGGGGTACATAATAGACGCTTGTCGATATTTGTCCGTTATAGCGGACAAATGCGGAAACAGCAGGTAAATAATGGAAATATAACGTTCATACAGTATAACATAGTCGATAAACTGACTATATGGGAAAGGGTGGTACATATTATGAGTATTGAAAATCTGAAGAAGTATATTATTCAGCAAATTAATGGAATGGACGAAACCGATTTTCGATTTCTAAACCAGCTATGTACCTTTATTAAAATGTATAAGAAAAAGCAGGGGCATTAGTCCTTGCTTTTTTCTTTTATACTGGCAATGACATTGTCCATCAATTCGTTTATTACTTTCTGCGAGTTCGGACTAAGTTTCTTGTAAGCCTTAATAGTTTCCAGGACTATATCGTAGAATGATTCTTTATCGGGTCCAAGAAGGTCATAGACCAGGGCGGCTGTTTCATCTTCTTCTGGAATCTGTATGAACATTTCTCCCTCTCCGGTTCGGAGCCATTCCTCATTTACATCAAATTCCCGACATATAGAAACAATAATTGCATTTGTAGGTTCCCTGCGGCCAATTTCATAATTGGCTATGCTGTTTCTGGCTAAACCTAGTTTTTTTGAAAAATCCTCCTGTGTCATTTTCTTTTCTTTTCGTATTTTTTTTATACGATCTTTTATTTCCTCCATTCAATCACCTCCTTTTTTTCTAAAATTCACACTTGTAGTGTATCAAAAAAAAGTGTCGTTGTCAACAAAAAACTTCTTGACATATATAATAGTGCCATAAGATACAAAACAAAAGCGAGGTGAGAACATGAAGTCACAGAAAGACCAGGCCATCGTCGACATGGTAAATAAAATGAGGCTGATGGATATGTCAAGCATCACAATAGTCAAAACTGGTGTTGATGCTCTGGCGGCGAAAGAACTGCTGGACCGGCAGACAGAGAATAAGAACAAAGTCCAGCCCCAAAAGGTAGGCTAGCCCCGGCACATTGGCAAGCGAGTAGGAAGCGAGGTGAGATGAAGGTGGAGAAGTTGTTTAACTCTATTCATATTGATTTATCAAAACGGATTTTTGAATTAAACGGAGAACCTATGAAAATGATAAACGGATTAGAACTGTCGTGTGAGGGAAGCCACTGGTTCCTGCGAGTGTCTAAGGACGAATTCTATGTAGGAACCAGTGGGCAGAAAGTTAGGGAATGAGTTTGGATATAAAATCCGTGACCTCAGTTAATCCATTTTTAAAACGATTTTCCATGTAAATGATGAAACTGTCCTGAAGTTGAAATCCGCCGTCAATATATTTTTTAATAAATCCGGCGCGTTTTAATTCGTTTAGAGTTTCATCAATGTCATCCTCTGACCATAATGACAGAACAGGAATTTCCTTATAAAAATCGAATGCGAAATGTTTGGCATTTGCTTTTGAAATACCAGCTTTTCTTTGGGCCAGATAGGATTTGTAAGTGCCACAACAAAGTTTATCAGCGTCTTTTGTTAATTCCATAATAATATTTCCTTCACTAAATACTCGGCGCTGCAACGCCTGTAAGTACAGTATAGGACAGGGGGAGGAAAAAGACAATACGGACAACGTAAGAAGTACAACCAATACCACATACAATCTAACAGAGAGGGGTGGTGATATGGCAAACGTAATCATAACAACCTATGACGGAAAAGTTTACACGAACCCGGAGGACATTAAAGTAGAAAGAACCGAGAATACGGAAATGTTCTACCGATTCCTGGAACAGTACCGTGATGAAAGAATTCAGAAGCGAGAGGACACCGCCTAAGGGCGGCCCTGTAGGACAAGCATGGAAAGGAGGGACAAGCCAATGAGAGCTAAGACAATAGCGGAACATGCCATTCGTACATGGATGAGCAATCAATTTCCTGGCCTAGATGCCAGATTGGATTTTACTGGAGCGCGCGAGGCAATCATTACAGATGTCAATGGGGACCATTTTCAAGTGGTATATGATGGCGGAGAGGTAAGAATGGTCGATGCGTAAGTATGGTGGCCTCGGTAACACACTGAGGCTGGTATATGACAACGATACCAAGTCTGTCTATGTCAAGGAACAGGGAGGTGTTAGGACAATGAAAAAGAAGGATGATTTAGAGGCCATTGTGGACCTGTTACATGAATGGTGTGCGGAATATGGAGAGGAATATGCTTCCGCCTGCATTATTAACGGTATAGGACGCGCAATCAATGACCCCGCTTTACCTGCTGATGCATGGGTTAATGTTTTGAAAGATTATAAAGAGATGGACCCCAGCGGCGGCAACCGCGAGAGGCCCATGGACAAATAGTTTAGCACACCCTTATTGTAATGGATTATGGCGGAAAAATCAACCATAAAAGGAGGCACGCCGCATGAGCTACTATATCCGATGCCCTCATTGTGGGGCCTATCTTGACCCGGGGGAGAAATGCTCCTGCAGGGAAGAGAATACAACGGAAACCATGAATATGAAAACGGAGGAAAACGAAGATGGCAAACATGAACATTAATATTACAGGACTTGATACAATCGCACAGGCAATCAATAACCTGGCGCAGGCGTTAGGAAAGGGAGGCGTGACTGCTTCCTTTAGTGAATCTACTCCTGCCGGCCCGCAGTCAACGCAGATGGCTGGGAACTATCAGAACCCAGGACCGGCAGCTTCGGGGCCACAGCAGTCAGGTATTCCTGGAGCTGCTACAGGACAGCCAGGCGTGATGCAATACCAACAGCCCTTCACGGGACAGGCCGGACAGGGAGCACTGCCAACGACAGCCACCACACAATCCTATACCCAGGACCAGATAGCCATTGCACTGACTGGACTCATCGACCAGGGCAAGCGGGACTATGTGATGCAGATACTGGGACAGTTTGGCGCAATGTCCCTCATGCAAGTGCCGGTTGAACGGTATCCGGAACTTGTGACGCAGTTGAGAGGGGCAGGTGCAAACATCTAATGGCAGAAGAGAGGAAACACGCGTTGTTGTCGGCATCCAGTGCCAAACGGTGGATAAACTGCCCGCCATCTGCGAGACTGTCCGAAGCATTTCCAGAATCAACATCTGACTACGCGGAAGAAGGTACGCTGGCTCACGATATCTGTGAGTTGAAGCTGCGGAAATTATTCATTGAGCCGGGGATGCCAGAAAAGACATTTAAAACTGCACACAATCAATTAAAGAAGCACGGGCAGTATGACCCTGAGATGGAGCGCTATACAGACGAATATGTGGACTACATACAGAAGATAGCCTACAGCTATCCTGTGCCGCCTAAGATTGTGATTGAAAAGGAAGTCCATTACGGGCATGTCGCCCGGGATGGCTACGGCTTCTCTGACTGTATCATTCTGAGCGGTACAGACTGCCATGTGGTGGATTTCAAGTATGGTAAGGGCATTACAGTCAGTGCGGAGGAAAATCCGCAGATGATGCTGTATGCGGTCGGGGCTATAGCTGAGTACGGAATCGTATTTCCTGTAGAACGGGTCATCCTGCATATTGTGCAGCCGCGGACAAAGAACTTCTCCCGATGGGAACTTGTAGCCAGCCAGCTCCAAACCTGGTCAGAGCAGACCGTAAAGCCTGCAGCGGAACTGGCCTGGGAAGGCAAGGGAGATTTTAGGCAGGGCTCCTGGTGTGATGACTGCTTCTGCCCTGCCGCGGGAACCTGCCGGTTCCGGATGGAGGAAAACATGGCGGCCCTGCAGAAACATACGGACCCAATTACAGGGAAGATGATACCCGCAGAGCTCCTGACCAATGGTGAAATTGGCTCAATCCTTCCCTTTCTTGAATTCGCAGCACCCTGGATCAAGAAGGTCCGCGCGGCCGCCCTCGACAAACTGCTGGCGGATGAGGATGTTCCAGGGTGGAAATTGGTGGAGGGCAGGAGCAACCGGGAGCTCCCCGACCCAGATAAGGCATATGCCGCGCTGGTGGAGGCCGGATATAAGAAGGCCCTGTTTTACGAGCGGATTCCGGTAACTCTGACTGAGGCGGAGAAACTGATCAATAAGGATGACTTCAACACAATCCTTATGCCATTTATTGTAAAACCAAAAGGAAAACCCACGCTTGCACCTAAGGGGGACAAACGTCCGCCATACCAAAAAGACACTACCCCGCAAGAGGATTTCGGTGGGGAGAATCAATATAAGGAGGAAGAAAAAACATGTTAGTTGGAAGATTCAGGGCAAGTTACGCCCATGTGTTTGAGCCGTCTACACCGCCAGGTGGTGGGGAGGCCAAGTATCAGATAACTATGCTCATCCCAAAATCCGATGTGAATACATACAATGCCGTTGTAGCGGAAATGAACCGGGCCCTGCAGGAAGGACTACAGAAAACGTTTGGTGGACAGATGCCGGCAAGACCCTCTATGCCCCTGTATGACGGTGACGGGACCAAACAGAACGGAGAGCCCTGGGGAGAGGAGTGCCGGGGCCATTGGGTACTGCGTGCATCAAGCAGGACCAGGCCTTCCGTGGTGGATATCAACATCCAGCCAATCCTTGACCCAAATGCATTTTATTCCGGCTGCTATGCCCGGGCAACGGTCAATTTTTATCCATACAATACAAATGGTAACCGTGGAGTGGGATGCGGACTTAACAACATACAGAAGATTGCCGACGGGGACCCCCTGTCCGGCAGGACGACAGCAGAAGAAGACTTCGGCGGGTCCAATGCGTATGCAGGTTCCGCGGCAGCCACGAACGGGTATGGGCAGCCTGCATATCAGCCGCCGTCCTACCAGGCTCAGGCTTATCAGCAGCCAGCCGGCGGTTTTGGGGGCGCGCCGGCTGGCCCTCCCGGGATGATGCCGGGATATACGGCGGCACCCATAGGGTACGCCCCTCCTGCAGGCGGGGTGCCACAGCAGCAGGCGATTGACCCGGTGACGGGAAGGCCGCTGCCAGCCGGGGGAGTGATGGGGATTTGAGGACCCTAAGTATTGACATAGAAACATATAGCAGTGTAGATATCCGGAAATCAGGGCTGTACAAATATGTACAGTCCCCTGATTTTGAAATCCTTCTGTTTGCCTATGCTTATGACGATAATCCGGTACAGGTCGTAGACCTGGCACGGGGGGAGAAAATCCCGTATTACACAGTCATGGATCTGCACAGGCCCGAAGTCGTGAAGACGGCATTCAATGCAGCATTTGAATATTACTGCCTCAGAAAGTTCTTTGAGACACATCTGGAGCAATGGCAATGCACTATGGTCCATGCATGGTACTGCGGATATGCAGGAGGGCTGGATGCCATCGGCAGGGCCATGGAATTTCCCGAAGACAAGCGTAAACTGTCAACAGGCAAGGCCCTGATCAAGCATTTCTGTACCCCATGCGCCCGTACGAAACGGAACGGTGGGAGGACCAGGAACCTTCCGGAGCACGACCTGGAGAAGTGGAAGCTGTTTAAGGAATACTGTGGCCAGGATGTGGTGACCGAACGTGAGATAAAGAAACGCCTGGCGGAATACCCGGTCCCTGCATTTGAGCATCAGCTGTGGGTGATAGACCAAGCAATTAATATAGGCGGTGTGGCGCTTGATACGGATCTGATAGACGGCGCCCTTGCGGTCAGCGGGCAGATGACAGAGGAGCTGACGGAAAAGGCCAGGGATATCACAGGACTGGACAACCCCAACAGCGTGGCCCAGCTTAAACAATGGGTGATAGATAATGCTCAAGTGGAAATCGAGAGCCTGAACAAGCAGACGGTGGCTGACCTCCTGGCGCAGGATTCCGCAACCGATGACGTGCAGGCAATGCTCAGGATACGCCAGGAGATGGCCAAGACATCTGTAAAAAAGTACCAGGCCATGAAGGACGCGCTGTGCGCGGATGGCCGTGTAAGGGGGCTCCTGCAGTTCTATGGAGCTGCCAGGACGGGGCGCTGGGCAGGCCGTCTCGTGCAGGTGCAGAACCTGCCGCGTAATTACATTGACAGCCTGGATACGGCCAGGGAGCTTGTACAGAAACAGAAGATAGATGCCCTAAAGATTATTTATGGGAACGTGCCGGACACGCTCTCCCAGCTCATCCGTACGGCTTTTGTGCCAGGAGATGGCTGTGAGTTCGCCGTGGCGGACTTTTCTGCCATAGAGGCCCGTGTGATTGCCTGGCTGGCCGGGGAAGAGTGGCGCCTGGAGGTATTCCGGACACATGGGAAGATTTACGAGGCGTCCGCCAGCACCATGTTCGGGGTACCGATAGAAAAGATAAAAAAGGGCAATCCGGAGTATGCCCTGCGAAGTAAAGGCAAGGTTGCGGAGCTGGCCCTGGGATACCAGGGAGCTGCAGGGGCCCTGATACAGATGGGGGCCATCCGGATGGGACTGCAGGAGGAAGAACTGCCAGACATTGTACAGCGCTGGAGGGCATCCAATAAACGGATTGTGGACCTGTGGTACAGCATTGAGCGCCATGCGGCGGAATGTATTGAGTATGGTGTGATATCATCCCTTCCATGCGGCATTTCCTTTTCCAGGGACACGGAACGGATGATGGTAACCCTCCCAAGCGGCCGGAAGCTGTTCTACCTAAAACCCCAGATGATACCGGACGAGAGGAACTTTAAACGGATCTATTTCATGGGGCAGAACCAGAAAAACAGGAAGTGGGAACTGTTGCCTACCTATGGGGGCAAGCTGACAGAGAATATCGTGCAGGCGGTAGCCAGGGACTGCCTGGCCAACGCCATGGTGAACCTGCATACGGCAGGGTACCGGATTAACTTCCATATCCATGACGAGGTGATACTGGAAATTCCCAAGGGCGGCAGGCAGAGTCTGGAGGAGGCAATAAGCCTCATGTGCAGGCCTCCGGCATGGGCTGATGGGCTTCCTCTGAATGCGGATGGATTCACAGGAGATTATTACAAAAAGGAGTAGGCTTATGTTCGTGAATGACAGGAAAATCAGAATATCAGTAGGCACGAGCAGGAAAGCCATGTCCTGGCACCGGCAGGAGCTCCTGTGGTCGGATTTCGTCCAACGGATATCCAGGCCGGAACGCACGGGTGAAACCTTTGCGGAATATAAAGGGCTTACGAAAGCGCGTCAGGATGAATTAAAGGATGTCGGTGGCTTTGTCGGCGGGGAACTGAACGGGGAGGCCCGCAGGAATGAGAACGCCGGTGACAGGCACCTGGTGACACTGGATGCGGACAACATCATTCCGGGAGGGACACAGGCAGTTCTGAATGCTGTGGAGGCACTGGGGTGTTCCTATGCTGTATATTCCACAAGGAAACATGAGGGCGCGGCCCCCAGGCTGCGTATCATCCTTCCGTTGGACGTGGCATGCACGGCGGACGAATATGAGCCTATAGCCCGGAAAGTGGCGGCTTTCTTGGGGATACAGATATTTGACCCGACCACGTTCGAGCCGGTCCGGCTCATGTACTGGCCAAGCTGCAGCGCGGACAGCGAGTATGTATTTCTTTATGGGGATAAGCCATTCCTGTCAAAGGACGGGGTTCTGAGGCTCTACCAAAACTGGCGCAACGTGGCGGAATGGCCTGAGGTACCGGGGGCCGCAAAGCTCCGCGACCGGTCGGCAAAGAAACAGGGTGACCCGCTGGAAAAGCAAGGGGTGGTAGGTGCGTTCTGCCGGGCATACGATGTGACGGAAGCCATCGCACAGTTTATACCGGATGCGTACATCCCCTGCGGGGAGGGCCGGTATACATACAGCGAGGGCTCAACCATGGGTGGTGCCGTATTATATGACGGCGGCAACTTCCTATACAGCCACCACGCCACGGATCCGGCCAGCGGAAAACTCTGCAACGCGTTCGACCTGGTCCGCCTCCATAAATTCAACGAGGAGGATTATGACGCGAAACCGGAAACCCCAGTGACACAGCTGCCATCATTTAAGGCCATGTGTGAATTTGCCCTGCAGCAGGAGCCGGTATCCAAGGCAATGGCCCTGGAGCGGTACAGGAAGGCTCAGGAGGACTTTTCACAGCCGGTCCAGGGGGAGACAGAGGGCGTCCCGGATTTTGAATGGATGGGAGAGCTTAAGTGCAGCTCACGGACAGGGCAGCCCCTCAATACCATCGACAATGTCCTCATTATACTGAACCATGACCCAAAACTGAACGGGCGGTTCTGGCATGATGAGTTCGCGAACAGGGCGGTTGTTGGACAGGCCATGCCTTGGGAGGCGCCAAAGGACAATTACAAGCTGAGAGCCTGGGCGGACGAGGATGACTCAGGGCTCAGGCATTATATAGAGAAAGTATACGGGATAACCGGGAAAGAGAGGATATATGATGCAATGGCTGTATATGCGACAAACCATAAGCAGCATAAGATAAGGGAATATCTGACCGGGCTGGTCTGGGATGGTATTCCGCGTATTGATACTCTGCTGACTGATTATTTTGGGGCGGAGGACAGTACCTATACAAGGGATGCCACGCGCAAGACGCTGGCTGCCGCCGTTGCCAGGGCCATGGTGCCCGGGATTAAGTTTGATTGTATGCTGATACTGTCCGGCGCCCAAGGCGTAGGGAAAAGCACGTTCTTCCGATTCCTGGGCAAGGACTGGTACTCAGACAGCCTGGCAACCTTTGAAGGGAAGGACGCGGCGGAGCTGATCCAGGGATACTGGATTATAGAAGCCGGGGAACTGGCCGGTATGAATAAGTCAGAGATGAACACCGTCAAACAGTTCATGAGTAAAACAGAAGATGTCTACAGGGAGCCGTACGGAAGGCGGACGAAGCCATTTCCGCGTTCCTGCATCATCGTAGGAACAACCAATGACAAAGAGTTTTTGAAAGACCAGACAGGCAACAGGCGGTTCTGGCCGATTGACCTTGGAAAAATCCCCAGCAGAAAAAATGTGTTTGAGCAGCTGCCAGGTGAAGTGGACCAGATTTGGGCGGAGGCCTTTATGAGATGGCAGTGCGGCGAGAAGCTGTTTCTGGAGGGAGCCGTGGCGGAGGAAGCGGTACGCCAGCAGGAGGAGCATAAGGAAAGCAATCCTAAGGAGGGTATCATCCGGGAGTTCCTGGGCAGGAAGATACCGGTAGACTGGAGCCGGAAGGACCTGGCAGCCAGGAGAGAGTTCTGGAACTTTGCGGGGCGGGATTATGATGAGAACCTGCTTTTGCCGCGCGACAGGGTGTGTGCAGCAGAGATATGGTGCGAATGCTTTTATGGGGATTTGAAGATGATGAAGAAGTCGGATGCCCATGAAATCAACAGCATACTATCCGGTCTGTCTGGATGGGAACGGAGCTCCGGAGCCATTCCATTCGGCCCATACTATGGAAAACAGAGGGGATATGTCTTAAGCCAGGAGGCAAGATTAGATTGTTGCTCGGCAACATTCCAAAAATTGTAAAAGGCAACAACGGGAACAGGATGCAACAATCCAATGTTGCTGTAAAATCCCTTGATTTTCAAGGCTTAAGCCCTTAAGCAACAGTAGCAACATTCTTATATATAAAAATATAAAATAAAGGGTAATGTATATATAATACCCCTGCGCCCGCATACGCGTATATATATATAGAGAATGCTGTAGCCCGTTGTTGCCAAGGGATAAAAAGGAGGCGTCAAAATGCTTGAAAAAGAGCTTGAAAAGAAATTCACGGAAGCAGTCAAGAAGTGTGGTGGTATCGCATTCAAGTTTGTCTCCCCCGGTAATGCCGGCGTGCCGGACAGGCTGGTGATACTCCCCGGAGGCCGGATCGGGTTCGTAGAATTAAAGCAAGAGGGTAAAAAACCAACGCCCTTGCAGCGGAGGCAGCAGAAGCGGCTAAAGGAACTGGGGTGTTTCGTCACAGTTCTGGACCATACCAGGGACGTCCTTAGGGTAATTGAGCTGATAGGCCTGGGAGCAGGGAGCGTGAAATGAAGTTCGTGCCGCATGACTACCAGAGATACTGCATTAACCGTATGATAGCGGACCCCGCCCTGGGGCTGTTCCTGGACATGGGGCTTGGTAAGACCGTTATCACGCTGACGGCCGTCAATGACCTGCGGTACAATCGGTTTGAGGTCGGGAAAACCCTGGTGATAGCGCCCAAGAAAGTGGCGGAGGATACCTGGACCCGAGAGGCCGGGAAATGGGACCATCTGAAACTGCTTCGGATTATCCCCGTGCTGGGCAGCAGGGAAAAGCGGATAAAGGCCCTTAATACCCCGGGAGATGTGTATGTGCTGAGCCGGGATAATGTGCAGTGGCTTGTGGACCATTACCGCAACGCCTGGCCGTTTGACACGGTAATCATAGATGAGCTGTCCAGTTTCAAGAACCCGCAGGCCAAGCGTTTCAAGAGCCTGTGCCTGGTGAGGAACCACATACGCCGGATTTATGGGCTGACCGGTACACCGGCGCCAAACGGCCTTCTGGATCTGTGGTCCCAGATATACCTGCTTGACCAGGGACGGCGGCTGGGGACAAGGATAGGGCAGTACCGGGAAGAATATTTCTCGCCAGCATCCAGAAACCGGGATACCATCTTTTCATACGCGCCGCTTCCAGGGGCAGACCGGATTATCCAACAGCGGATATCCGACATCTGCATCAGTCTGCAGGCAAAGGATTACCTGCAGCTTCCAGAGCGAATTGACAATGTAATACATGTGCGTCTTAATCCCAGAGAGCAGGCAGCATATGAGAAGTTTGAGCGTGAGATGCTTCTGGAAGTGGACGAAGCCACGCTGGATGCCGGGTCAGCAGCGGTGCTTTCCGGTAAGCTCCTGCAGTTCTGTAATGGGGCCGTATATGACAATGACAAAAATGCAGTGGAGGTCCATGGAGAGAAGCTGGAGGCATTCAAGGAGATTGTGGAAGGCAGCCAGGGGAAACCGATACTGGTATTCTACAACTTCCAGCATGACAAGTCCCGTATTATCAAGTGCCTTCCGAAGGGACTTAGGGTAGCGGAGCTTAAGGGGCCGGGCGTAATCAGCCAGTGGAATGAGCGGAAGATAGATGTGCTCCTGGCGCATCCGGCAAGTGCCGCTTACGGACTCAACCTCCAGGCGGGTGGAAACATCATCGTATGGTTTGGCCTCAACTGGTCCCTGGAACTGTATCAACAGGCAAATGCCAGGCTGCACAGGCAGGGACAGACGGATAATGTTATTATCCACCACTTGATTGTATCCGGGGGGATGGATGAGGATGTCATGGCTGCGTTACAGAATAAGCAGGTTACGCAGGATTCCCTGCTTGCGGCCCTTAAGGCAAGGATAGCAAAAGTGAAAGGGGAAACGTGATGGAGGAAGTTAAGAAAACGGGATTGACCTTTATAGATACCAGGCGGTTGGCCAATATAGCCTACAAGGATATCAAAAATGGTTTTGTAGGCTTCGGTTATTACCTGAAAATCATCCGGGATGAAAAGCTGTGGCAGGGACAGGGCTATGACAGCTTTAACGAGTTTTTGGGTGATGAATACGGCAAGGACAAGTCCTGGGCGTCCAGGTGTATCAACCTGTATGATAAATTCGGCATCCCGGTAGAGCCAGGAGAACTGCCGAGGCTGGAGGGACAGTATGAGTCGTACAATGTCAGCCAGCTGATAGAGATGATACCTATGCAGGAGGAGCTGCAGGAGCAGGTCACCCCGGATATGTCGGTTAAAGCCATCCGGGCACTGAAGCCGAAAAAAGAGAAAAAAGTTGCGACCGTCGCAACCCCGGAGCAAGAACCAGAGCCCCGCCAGGAAGCCCAGCCGGAACCAGAGCCGGAACAATCCCATCCAGAGAAGTCAGGGAAGTGCATCCACCGGCCAGAATTTGACTGCACCCTGAAGGAGGCCCATAAGCTCATCCCGGGACCCGGGGAGGACTGCAGCCGGGTGTGCTGCTGGGAATGCGTCAGGCGCGGTGACTGTGAGTTGGAATGTTATAGTTCGCAGCGGCGCCCGGAGCATCTGGAACCCCCAAAGACAGAGCCGGATTGTCCGCTACTGGAAGCCGCGGATGTGCAACAGGGGAAAACAGCCATCCCTTCCCAGGAGGAATGTGTTCTGGACTTCTATCAGCATCACATGTCCAAGCTGTGTGCGCAGGCCGCCAATGACGGGAACGTGAAACTGCTGAGGCAGGAGCTGATAATCAATCACGGAGAACCCCATGACAGCGGGTCAACGGAGTACGGCTTTTATCAATGCGGCCCGGAACGGATTCATTTCCAGGATAATATGTGCGAGACATTTCTGAGCTTGACCTGGAGCAAGTACGTAAAGGAAGTACTCAGCCTCTTGGGAAGCGCTGAGGATGAGGCATTAGAACATGAAGACGATGTTCCTGGTATGCCGGAATCCCAGGATACCGTGATTGATGGTGAATTCACAGAAATTCAGAACCCGGAGGAACCCATGACCGAGCTGCAGATTGCCCAGGATGAACTGGAGCGTGCCAAAAAGCTGCTTAATGATGGGCTAAAATGTGATGTGGATGAAAATGACATCTATATCCGCCGGTTGAAACTAAAGGTTTGTGCCCTGGCCAGCTATGTGTGCGATTTGGATGACATCGTGAATCTGCCGCCTAAGCCAGAACAGCCGGAACTGCCGGTGCTAAAGAACAATGACCAACGGTCTGCCTTTGTGGATGCATATGAGACGTGGCCGTTATGGATTGAGACGAAACAGACCGGAGAGCGGTATTATCGGTATGACCTGGAGGACGGCACCAGCATGGTGGTCAAGGTATACCACGCAAGGATATTCGATGGATATGCGCCAGGAAGCTATGAGGCCCAATATCATGATGGTTACGGCCGGCATGAGTACTATCTGCTGCGGGATGGGAAGTTCTTCCGGGATTGCGAGGCAAACCGGGGATTATTGATTGAGAAACTGAAAGAGATTCAGAAGGTGAAAAAAGGTTGTAACCAGAATTAGGATTTCTGGGAGAACCGGAGAAAGGAGCCTGGATGGAAAGAGATTTTGAAAAAGACATCATAGAGCTGGATGCTGCAATAAAGTCCAACGCGGAACGGGATAATACTTTTACGTTGTCGGTACTGCAGCGGGCGAAGGAGATTATACTGCAGCAGAAAGAAAAACTGAAAGCCTACGAGGATATCGGCCTGGAGCCAGGAGAAATTGAGGAATTAAAAGCACGGGGCGAGGTGCAGAAGATGTTCAAGCCTAATCCAAATATCTATTGTTGCCCGGCGTGCGGAGAAAAGATTGCGCCGATGTGGGGTTATTGATCATGGTGTGGACAGCATGTAACCGATAATCAATATTAGCATTTGACAAATCATTGAGAGAAAGGAACAAAGATGGAAGAATTGGAGGTATGTCCATTTTGTGGAAAAGAAGTAAAACTTGATGAAGATGGTTTTTATATGTTTTGCTGTGATAACTGCGGTGCAGGAGTGAGTTTTGCAAAAGTGCTTGCTGATGGAACTGCAACGGATATGGATAAAAAAGAAAGTATAGATGCTTGGAACAGAAGAGAGAACTAAATTAACGATTTAAGAAGGGAACTACGGTATGGAGAGATTAACAGATTGGATTAATGAGGAAAAAACAGAGGTAAGCATACGGCATGATAGATTTCGCGATGCGATGATAAGATTAGCTGCCTATGAGGATACTGGCCTGGAGCCGTGTGAAATCCCGGTATTATTGGATAGGCTCAAACGTGCGAGTGAGCAGTGGGATATCTGGTGTGATGCTTACCAGAAGGACGTACCTGTATGGATTCCGGTGGCGGAGCGAATACCGGCAGAAAATGAATACAGAGTGGTATGTGCAGCGCATAGTGGAAAGCCGTTTTTAAGGCGATTTGAAGTAGCATATATCACGGACACAGTAGGGTACCAGTTTGGATATTATGATGGTTACAAGTGGATTGATAAGAGCAACAAAGAGATTCCAAACGTTGTAGCGTGGAAAAACCATGAACCATTTAATCTACAAAACTGAAACTTTGATACGAAAGGAGAATCAGGAGATGTGCAAGGAGTGTATTAAAAAGGTACTTGAATGGTACAGCTTTGGCATCATCGTAGGAGCAGGATTTTATATAGGACTGAATCTTGCAGTACAGCTCCTAAAGGTGGTAACAGACGTAATGAGGCAGTGGTGTCTATGAGAAAGAAAAGCAGTAAGCAGTCCAAGGTCAGCCGCATCGACCGCAGCAAGGCCCTGGCCGCTCAGGCCGACGAGGCCATCAAGGAGCGCATCCGGACGGCGCCGGCCTATATGTACACCAGCCTGTGCCCGGTTCCGGAGCTGCGGGAGCCGTCGAAGGGAGTGATTGTACGTGGCATCAAGACCTGTGTACTATGACTTGTATGATTGTGGCCAATATGACGGCCGGTACAGAGCAGCGGAGCTAATGGTAATGCTGGGCATCCGGCACCGGCAGCAGATAGAGCATTACAGTGATGTGGGTATCCTGTACCAAAAGCGATATACCTTTGCGAGGGTAGAGGACGGGAACGCGTCAGAGCTGGCCGATGAGTGGAACAGGGTGACGCAAGCGTTGAAGGGATGTGGGTACGATTTGGGAAGAATACCGATTGTGGTAAAACGAGTATAGATAAAACAAGCCGGGGGATTACCCCGGCAATAAAAAACGACAGGAAAGAACGTATGTACGAAAAGAACAAGCGGTGGACACCCGCCAAGATGCTACCACCGCCAAACTAATACGTCTGAGCATATTATATCTGACTCAGACAGCTAAATCAACAGGAAAATAATACCAGGACTGAGGAGGGCAATATGATGGCAGAACAGGTGAATATAGATCGGATAATCATGCAGGTAATGGATAACGTGACGCAGGTGGTTGAGGAGCAGGAACGGCTGAATGAGGTCAAACAGATATTGTATATGTGCCTGTCCAGGTTCCAAATATTTGAGGAGGAAACAGCGCTTTCCGTGGATGTGGACCGCACTGTGGAGTATTTGAAACAATATCTCCTGCAGATGAAGCTGGAGGGATGTACTGACGGGAGCATCAAGGGATATAAGAATAACATTAAGAACATGCTGAATTATATCAATAAAAATGTGACTGAGATTACATACCAGGACCTTAAGGGATACATGGCCTATGGGAAACTGGTCAGAAAATGGAAAGACAGGACTTATAACAGTCAGCTGATATCCATTCGTAGTTTTTTCTCATTCCTTTATGCGGAGGATATGCTTCCGGATAATCCGGCCAAGAAACTTAAGGAAACTAAGGTGGAATATCGGATAGGTCCCACACTGCAGCCAGAACAGCGGGAAATGGTGAGATGCGCATGTGCGGATGAGTTAGAGCTGGCAATATGTGACATGTTATATGTGACAGGGATACGTGTATCTGAGTTGTGCGGCATGAATCAGTCAGACGTTGATTTTAATCGTAAGACGGCAATCGTATATGGGAAGGGGCGTAAGGAACGCCAGGTATGCCTCAATGGTCAGGTAGCCCTGCACCTTTGGAGATATCTTCAAAATCGGAATGACGACAATCCAGCCTTATTTGTTTCCCCACATGGACAATGCAGGCGCATCGGGGCCCAGACGGTTAGGAATATCCTGAAACGAATTAAAGAGAGGGACGAAGAGTTGGCGGATGTCAAGGTCACCCCGCATGTGTTCCGCCGTACTGTGGGAACCGATATGATTAACAAAGGGGCGCCGGCAGAGATAGTGAAGGAGGTACTGGGCCATGTCAAGATTGATACAACGCTTAAGTGCTATGCAGCTATTAGTAAGGATACCGTGCGGCAGGCACATGCACGCTTTGTAGGATAGGAGGATTCAAAAATGGCAGATAAGAGCATATTAAAACAATATGCAAGCATGATAAAAGAGGCAGAAGATGAAGAACGCAGAATACGGCATTTAGAAGCAGAAATTAGGTCTATGCGGCCGCTTGATAGAGAAGTTACAGATGTTGTGACAAGAGGAAAACGAGGAAAGAAACCACTTGGAACCTGTGTGATTCGTGGAGAGAACGACCATTCGGTCATCAATCGGAAGCGTGCCAGACTTAGGGAGAGGAAAGCAAAGAAGGAGCTTCATGTATCCAGGATTGAAATGATGGTTGCCGATGCGGAAGAATATATTTACAGCATTGATGATAGCGAATTAAGACGTATTACAGAGTTTTACTGTATTGACAGAAAAAACTGGGATGAAGTAGCCGAAGCAATGGGAGAGGGGTATACTGCTGAGGCTTGTAAACAAAAATTTTCCAGATTTATGCGCGTCAAGTAAAATTGTCACGTTTGTCACGCTGATATGTGATATAATTTAAAATGAGAAAAGTGTAAGCATTCAGGCATCCAGCAATGGGTGCCTTTTATATACCCAATTCCCGGCGCCTGAAACTCAGGGCGACCGGGGCCTCCTTTTCTTATGTGATACTTTTCTTTTGCTATATTTTGAGTTATTATAGGAGAAAGGCGAAGGGAGGGAATGTAATGAATATAAAAGACTTATTATGTGTTGTGGGAATATTTCTCTGTACAGTAGGGACTATTTTTAGTTTATGGAATATTCTTATCACTAAAATTGAGAGAGTTGGAACCTGTGAGCAGCTTGATAATACGCAGGAATCATTCAAAAAAGAAAAGACCTATGTAATTTGTGGTTGTTTGCTGATAATAGTGGGGGGTATTTTACAAATTATTGGCACACTAATTAGTCAAGGGTAGTTAAGGGGACAGCTTCGGCTGTCTCTTTTTCTATACTTAAAACAGCCAGATAGGAAGGTGAGGTGATGGCAAACAATGAAAACCTAATACGTTTAAGCCCGAGCGAAGCCCGAGAGAATGGCAGAAAAGGCGGTAAGGCATCCGGGGAGGCCCGGAGGCGAAAGGCCGCCATGAGAGATACAATGAATCGGCTTTTGACTATGAAAGTTGAGGTTGAAGGCCTGTCTGATATATTGCGTGCTGATGGGGGCGAAAGCACCTACGAGGAGATAATTACTATGGCTATGATAGAAAAGGCCATGCGCGGGGATGTGAAGGCTTTCATGGCCATCAAGGACGTGTTGGGACAGACTTCCAAATCTGAGACAGACCTGGAGGAACAGAAGATACGGATGGAGCAGCTAAAGGCAGATACGGAGAGGATGCGCAGGGAGACAACCCCGGAGTGGGATGATGGTGTGGAGGTAGTGAACGATGCGCCCAAAGAAGCAGGTCAGGATATCGGAGATAGTGATACCGAAATACCTACCGATTTTTAACGATATAAAACACAAGCACATCATACTGACATCCGGGCGCGCCGGCACGAAGTCCAGCTATGCAGCTGTCCGGGCTGACTATCAGCTAATCAGTGATAAGAACGGCTCCGTGGTTGTCCTGCGTAAGCATCACAACAAACTGCGTAAGACGGTGTATAAAGAGATGCTGAGGGGTATCAATCGCCTGGGTGTCAAAAAGAGCGCATTCAAGATTGGGAAGTCCCCTATGGAGATAACCTATAAAAAGTATGGTACCACGATGTACTTTGCTGGCTCCGATGGTATTGACGATACAAAGGGAATCATTGATGAGGATAAGCCCATAAAACTGGTTATCCTGGACGAGTTGACCGAGTTTTTTGACGATGGGGAAGGGGAGGATGAGCTGGCAAACATTGAGGCGACCTTTATCCGCGGGAATCAAGGTGGTTTCCAGATGATATACTTGTATAACCCTCCGAAGAATCCGAATGCACCTATCAATAAGTGGTGCCGCAAGATGGAACAGCGTGATGACTGCATTCATATACACACAGATTACAGGGATGTTCCGCCGGATTGGCTGGGGCAGGACCTGATTAATTCCGCTGAGGTCATGCGCCAGGCCGACGAAAAACAGTACCGCTGGGTATGGTTGGGACAGAGCATAGGTGTGGATGAGGTTATCTATTACATGTTCTCCGACCGGCATAAGGCAAAACCAGAAAAAGAACATTACAGGGTTATTGGTATCGGCGGTGACTACGGGCAGCAGAATGCCACCACCTTCCAGGCATTTGGCCTGGATGAATATGAGCACAGGCTTACAGGCCTGGATGAGTATTTCCATTCCGGCCGGGAATCGGGAAAACAAAAAAGCCCTTCCGTATACGCAAAGGATTTCATTACATTCACGGACCAACTGCATGAGACGTATTCCTGCAGTTATTTTTATTTATACCTGGACCCATCAGCAACAGGGCTGGCCGAGGAAATCAAAAGGGAGGCCCGTGACTGCGATTATACTATATTGACGCGGAAGGCGGAAAACGATGTAAAACCTGGTATTTCCCGCGTACAGCTGCTCCTGGCGTTTGACATGCTGACCGTATCGCCACGGCAGCAGAATGCAATTGATGAATTCGGGACCTATGAGTATGACAAGAAGTCAATCGAACGCGGGAAGGAAGAACCTGTTAAAGTGGACGACCATTGTATGGACGCTATACGTTATCTGGTCATGGGAATGTGGAGTAAATTAAAACCCTATTTACCAGCAAAAGAGTACGAGGAAACAGTTAGGAACCCATTGGACGAGGAGGATGAGGATGAATATATTTGAGTATTTCAAGAAAAAAGATATTGATACGGTTGACGCCTCATTCTATCACAAGATTGCGGAATGGGACAGCTGGTACCGGAGTAATGTTAGAAAGTTTCATTTCTACCGCGTATATGGCGGGCAGGGGACCTGGACGAGGTGCCGGCGGCATAGCCTGGGGATGGCAAAGAAGGTATGTGAGGACATGGCTGACCTGTTGCTGAATGAGCGTGTCAAGATTACCATAGGAGATGCTACGACAGATGCTTTTGTGCAGGATGTCCTGAGACAGAATAATTTCATGACCAAGGGGAATGAATACCAGGAACGCAAGGCGGCCAAAGGGACGGTTGCGTATGTGCCCTATCTGGCTGATGCGGAGGTGGATGACCTGGGGAACATCCTGAATGGTATAGTGAAAATTAACTATCTGGAGGCACCGAACATCTTTCCGCTATCCTGGGAGAATGGGAAAGTGACAGAGTGTGCTTTTGTATTCACAAAGACCTGCCGGAGAAAGAAATACGCACAGATTCAATTCCATCGTTTGGAAGATGGCTTTTATGTGATTGAAAATACTGTGGTGGAGTGCACGACCGGAGCAGGAAAGGAGCTTACAAAAGATGAATGGTCACAGCTCCCGGTGTTTTCTGGCCTCGCTGAACGGATAGAGACGGGTTCTGATAAACCACAGTTCGTGGTTGACCGTCTGAACATCGTCAATAATGCAGACGATGATGACAGTAACCCTATGGGGGTTGCGTTGTTTGCCAATGCGGTTGACACCCTGCGAAAGGTTGACCTGACCTATGATTCCTATGCAAACGAGTTTGACCTGGGACGGAAACGTATATTTGTAGCTCCGGAATTATTGGACGATAAGTATGGGAATCCTACGTTTGATACCAGCGATACGGTATTTTACCGGCTGCCGGAGGATTACCTTAAGGACACCAACGAGGCTATTAAAGAAGTCAACATGGAACTGCGTGTGGATGCCCATAGCAAGGCCATAGACGACGACCTTAATTACCTGTCCGTTAAATGCGGTTTCGGTACTCAACGATACCGCTTTGTAAATGGGAATGTGCAGACCGCGACGCAGGTCATATCTGAGAACAGTGACATGTACCGGTCCGTCCAGAAGCATGAGCTTATACTGGATGAGGTATTGAAAGAGCTTATCCGCATTATTATCCGCCTGGGGATTGCATCAAGGGTGACAGGGCTTAATGAGGATACGGATATCACGATTGACTTTGATGATTCCATCATTGAGGATAAACAGACAGAGCGCAATGAGGACAGGAAAGACGTTTCCATGGGGGTAATGTCCCTTCCAGAATACCGTGCCAAGTGGTACGGAGAGACGGAGGAGAAGGCTGCCGCCAGGATACCGGAGCAGACAGGGGTGATACCATAAAATGAACCGGTCTTATGAGAGCCACATGACGGTAGGCGTGGAACGGAAGTTCCGTAACCTGGAGAACCGTATCATGGAGGACGTGGTGCGGCGGATTAAGAAAACAGGACAGATAACCTCTTCCGCGGATTACCAGTTGAACCGGTATTATATCCTTGGAAACAGCACCAAAGACATAGAGGACATTGTTAAGAGCGCTGTGGGTGATGACTACCCAGAGACATTTAATCTCTATGACGAAGTGGTTGAGAAGCAATACACCCGGTCAAGAGAGCTTTATGAGCAGGTCAATGAGGAATTTATCCCATATGAACAGAATGAGCAACTACAGCAGCTTGTGAATGGCCTCATACAGCAGTCCAATGATGAACTGTATAACATCACCCGGTCCATGGGATTCATGGTGGATATGGGCGGAGGCAGGAAGGTATTTTCTCCATTATCGGATTACTATAATCAGTATCTGGATAATGCCATTGTGGAAATCACTTCCGGCGCCTTTGATTACAATACGGTTATCCGCCATGTGGTAGGCCAGATGACTAACTCAGGACTGCGCACTGTGGATTATGCCAGCGGATATTCCAGCCGGTGTGACGTGGCAGCACGCAGGGCCATCATGACAGGATTATCACAGCTGACCGGCCATATATCACAAGCGAATGCGCAGAAGCTCCACACGGAGTATTTTGAGATTGACTGGCACGCTGGTGCAAGGCCGTCCCATCGGATATGGCAGGGAAAGGTCTGGAGCTATCGGGAATTGGTGACAGTGTGTGGTCTTGGGACTGTAACTGGCCTGCAGGGTGCAAACTGTTACCATGAGTATTATGCGTTCATTCCAGGCATATCCGAACGTCAGTTTAGCGATAAGTGGCTTGCAGAACAGAACCGCAAGGAGGATAGACAAAGAGTGTTCAAAGGAAAAGAATATACTCTTTATGAAGCCACGCAGCGTCAGCGGTATCTGGAAACCAACATGAGGGCACAGCGCCAGAAAGTAAAGCTATTACAGCAGGCCGGCGCATCTCGGGATGATATCATGCTGGCGCGTTGCAAGTACCAGGCCCAGCTGGACGAATACAAAGCATTTTGTCAGCGGATGGGATTACAGGAACAACGGGAAAGAATCTATTATGATTTGCAAGGAAGGGTTGCTCCAGGAAGGAGGACTGCCAGGTGATTGAAGTAAAGGTAAGGCGAGATGGTCTGTCATTATCAGGACATGCCGGATATGGCCGGAGAGGACAGTCAATCGTGTGTGCCGCCGTATCGGCCATCACGTTGACTATGATTGAGGGCCTGCGGGAGATAGCGGGTATCCGGCTGACTGAGACCGTGGAAAGCGGCAATGTATCAGTTAAATGGCAAAAGCTGAATGATACAGGCAAGGCCTTGATTGATACATGGTTCTTGGGATTGTGCCATATCAATGCGCAATATAATTGTATACGATTTATATAGCATCTCATAAGGGGTGCTTTTATTATGTCCAAAACGTGATGACAAAAAAGCATCGGAACAGTTCACGCACTAAAAACGGAGGTTAAACATGAAAAAGAGATTATTTGATTTACAGCTTTTCGAGGACGGCGGCGGAAGCGGCTCTGAGGGAAACCAGGGGAATAATGCCGGTGATGAGGGAAACAAAGGAACCTATAGTTTTGAGCAGGCGGAGGAGATAGCCAATGCAAGGGCGCATCGTGCGGAGCAGGCAGCCCTTAAATCTTATTTCCAGCAGCAGGGTATGACCGAGGATGAGGTCAAGGCGGCCCTTGCTGATTATAAGACAAACAAGGAGAAGCAGAAACCAAATCTGTCCGCTATTGAGCAGGAAAGGGACAATGCATTAAAGGAACTGGAACAGGTGAAGAATTCCAACCTGCTGCGGGATAAGGGAGTAAAGCCGGATGACCTGGACTATGTGCTGTTCAAGGTTGGTAAGCTGGTGGATGATAAAACAGACTTCACAAAGGCAGCTGAGAAATTTCTGAAAGATAACCCACGTTTCACAAGTCAGGGCAGTTACCGCGTAACGACTTCCGCACAGGCGGGTGGAGTGGGGAGCGACCAGAACACGAACGATTCTATCAACAACGCCATCCGTATGGCAGCAAGAAGATAAGGAGGAATTATGAGACATAGAAAATTTGATATACAGCTTTTTGAAGGCGACGCGCAGATTATTGACAGGACTGGCGCGGCATCACTCATACCTGAGGAGAATGCGCGGGAGATTATCCAGGGCGTGGTGACACAGTCCGCAGTCCTGCAGAGAGGAAGGAAACTGCCGAACATGTCCAGCAAGACGTATAAGATGCCGGTGCTTGACATGCTCCCGATTGCCTACTTTGTCAACGGGGATACCGGGGCGAAAAAGACCACGAAGCAGGCCTGGGATAAGAAGTTTATCACAGCGGAGGAGATTGCGGTTATTGTACCAATCCCTGAGGCCGTCCTGGATGATTCTGACTATGACATCTGGGGAGAGGTCAAGCCGAGGGTAATTGAGGCCTTCGGCAAGGTGATTGACGGTGCGGTTCTGTTTGACTTGGATAAGCCATCCACATGGAGGGACGGTGTTGTGACGACTGCCACTAAGGCCGGTTCCGTCGTGACGCTTGCAACCGGGGATGACCTGTATGATAAAATTATGGCGGAGGAAGGCATTATTGCCAAGATTGAGGAATCCGGGTATTTCGTCAACGGACACATGGCTGATATCTCCATGCGCGCTAAACTGAGAGGCCTGAAGGATACGACGGGGAACCCGATATTTAAGAGCGACATGCAGAACGGAACTACCTATTCACTGGATGGCAGCCCGATGAACTTCCCCGACAACGGCGCCTTTGACAAATCCAAGGCGTTGATGATATCAGGCGATTTCAGCCAGCTGGTATATGCAATCCGTCAGGATATCACTTTTAAGCTGTTCACGGAGGGCGTTGTTCAGAATACAGACGGTTCCATTGCGTACAACCTGATGCAGAATGACATGGTGGCGTTAAGGGCAGTCATGAGACTTGGATGGGAAATCCCTAATCCGATTAACTCCATGAAAACGGATAAGACCAAAAGATGCCCATTTGCTATCTTGAAGGCTGGAACACCAACAGAATAAGGAGGATGGTCACGGATGTATGTGGATTACAAATATTATCAGATTGAGCATGGTGGGAAAATGCCGGAAGAAGCCTTCCCGGCATCTGTGCGCAGGGCAGAAGCGTACATCCGATACCTTACTCATCCGAATGGTGACATATTTGCCATACCAAATGACATGGTAAAGGATGCGGTCTGCGCAGCAGCAGACGTGTATTATATGGCAGAACAGGAGCAGGAACAGAGAAAGGCGGAAGGAAAGGCAGGACCAGTCCGCTCTGAAAACAATGACGGCTATTCCGTATCATATGTGGTGGAGCAGGAGGAGGGGCAGACAGCGGAAAATGCAGTCAGGCGGAAAGCTTACGATGCTGTGTATATGTATCTGCTGCCTACTGGCTGGCTTAAGAGGAAAGTGGGGTGCGGACATGCTCACGAATGCAGACATAACAGTCTATAATTCTTCCCTTGACCCTGGAAGCCGGATGCGGGTCTGGCACCGTACCATGATAAAGGGGGTATGGTTCTATGTGGATAATAAAGTCAGCCTGGCTGACGGCGGTCTTGCTTCTGCTGATGCCTATAAGGTGAGGATACCGGTTCATGCTGATTTTGGTGGCAGTCAATACGTACCGCCAGAAGAATATGCAGGGGCCGATGGAACATGGACACTGAAAAACGATGATTACATTGCCAGGGGAATTGGGCCAGATATTGAAAAGCCGGCAGACCTGCAGAAAGAGAGCCGGACTGCTTTTAAGGTTACATCATGGTCAGATAACCGTCAGGGTGGTCTGAAACATTGGCGTGTGGGAGGTGTGTGATGGCACAGAAACGCGTATTCCAAATCGCGACCCCGCGGGGAAGCGTTTACCAGACAAAGGGGAAAGGCGGAACCGTCACCGCCCGACTGGAGTGGAATCCTGGTTTTGCAAGGGAAAAGTCAGAGGCTTTTTCCAACGCGCAGGCCTTTGTTGATTCCGAGTGCCTACGGTATATGGACCCGCTTACATCGAGGCTCACAGGATACATGATAAAGTCCGCAACCCTGGGAACGGTTATCGGGAGTGGAAAGATTGAGTACCTGGCCCCTTATGCAAGGAAACAGTACTATGAAGGCAAAGGGGATGGTGGGAACCGGGGACGATTGTGGTTTGAGAGGATGAAAACATCCAAGGCAGAAACCATACAGAAGGGAGCAAACAGGATTGCCGCAAACAATAAATAATGAGTCAGTGATTGCAGCTCTGAGACAATATTTCATGAGCTGCCCATACCTAAGGGATGGAGAGTTTAATATTGATTACCTGCCAGACAGCCGGTCATACAGTCTCGACCCAATCCCGGCAGAACCTGTTTATAAGGAGTATGTTGATGGAGGAAAGATATACCAGTTCCAATACTCTTTTACCTCCAAAGAGGCCTATGACGGGGATGCCCGGACCATGATAGACAATTCATTTTTTTATCAGAATCTGGCAGACTGGGTAGAAAGACAGGATGATGAAGGTATCCTGCCTATGCTGGAGGGACGTCAGGTGATATCAAACACGTTGATGTCGAGCTATTACCTGTTTGGGTCTGATGCGGACCTGGCAAAGTATCAGGTACAGCTCAGGTTATTGTACGAATAAGGAGATGATTATATGGCAAATGCAGATAAGCTAAACGATGGTAAGCTGATTAAGCGTTCCAAGCGGGTTTCGTTCCTGAATGTGGGGACAACCGCAGAACCTAAATTTATAAGAATGCAGGGGTTCTCGTCCATGTCGGAATCCAAGAGCGCAAAAGAGTATTCCAGACAGTATGTGGATGAGGACACCGAACGGTCGGACGTGGTGGGCTATGCGACCCAGATAGGGTACAGTTTTGACCGGCACAGCCCATACTCAGTACATGAGAAGCTGGCCGAAATCACGGACAACGAGTACACTGGTTCCGATGCGACCGTGGAAATCGTAACGGTGGACCTGTTTACAGATGGGGACGCAAAAGTAGCACGGAAACGTGCTTACAGCGTTATACCGGATACAACCGGCGACGGAACGGATGCCTTGATTTATTCCGGAAACTTCCGCGCCGCAGGAGAGGCCGTGCTGGGAACAGCGACATCCGCTGATAAATGGCAGACAGTGACATTTACCGAGGGCAGTGCACCGGATCCTGCACCGGGAACATAAGAATAAAGGAGTGAGCCTATGAGCCAGAAGTGGAGTTATAACAACATTGAGTTTGAGGTAGACCTGCAGGACGCTGATTTTGCTGAAAAGTATGAAAAGGCATTTGAACGGATGGGGCAGGATGAAAAGAAGGTGCAGAAGGCCGGAAGCAACAGTGAACTGATACGCGGATACTGTGGCCTCTTTCATAACCTGTTTGATGACATATATGGTACCGGGACAGCAAAGAAATTATTTGATGGAAAGATGAACGCAGGTATGTGCGACCTGGCCTACGCTGCTTTTATGGGAGCCTGTATGCGCTGCAATGAGGAGGCTGTCCAGCAGAGAGGGCAGCTGATGAGTCGATATGTCCCACGGCAAAACCGCCAGCAGCGACGGACCCAACAGAGAAATAAGAACTGGAATGGGGGACAGCGTGCATGAGCATGAATTTGCTTTATGAAGCCTATCCTGAATCGGTCAATCTGTATGGCGTGGAACGTGAAATTGTGACTGATTTCAAGGACTGGCTGCGGTTCATTGATATGATAAGATGTAACGGACTCAGCCAGGATGAGAAGATGACTCTCATGATGGAGATGTATCTGGAAAACATACCACACTGGCAATGGGGGGATGCCCATGAGCCACTTATGAGTTTTTTTCGTATGGATGAGTGCACGATAGAGACGGGCGGTGAACCAGAGGGCGCAGACGAGGAATTAGAGCCGGTGATACCAAAGCCGCTGTATGATTTTGCGTTCGATGCAAAATACATCATATCGGGGTTCCGGCAGGACTATAAGATTGACCTCACGGAAACAGACATGCACTGGTGGAAGTTTCGTATCCTTTTGGACGGCCTGTCGTCTGGTACAGAGTTTAAGCAGCGGGTAATGTACCGGAACACAAACACAGCTGATATCAAGGATGTGAAGGAACGCCAGCGGATACAGCGGATACAGAGGGCCATTGCCATCCCGCAGCCAGCTCCATCTGATTATGAGATAGGGGATATGTTTGGATGATGAAAAAGATTGAAAAGCCTCCATTGCTGCGCAAGTGGTACCGATGCCCTCATTGTGGGAAAAATGCGGTGTTATACGACAACACAGCCCATAGCAATGGGGTATATGTGAAATGTAAGGAGTGCAGAAAGGAATTTGAAATAAGGATTTAGCATCTGTGAGCCAATGAGCCGTGCTACTGCGAAAGGAGTAGTATGGCTCATTTTGACTTACAATTATTTGAGGCCGACGGCCATCTGAATTTTGATACAAGGGTTGACGAAAAGGGATTTTCAAGCGGTATCAGCAAACTTGGCGGGATAGCCAAGGGGGGACTGGCGGTCCTGGGAGCCTCAGTCGCTGGAATCACTGCTGCTTTTGCCGGTATGTCGAAGGCTGCATTAGGTTCTGTAGCCAGCCTGGAACAGAATGTGGGCGGCGTGGAAACGCTTTTCAAGGAAAATGCCAAGACAGTCATAGAGAATGCAAACAATGCCTATAAGACTGCGGGGTTGTCAGCCAATGAGTACATGCAAAGTGTCACCAGTTTTTCCGCATCACTATTACAGAGCGTGGCCGGGGACACGGCAGAAGCGGCAAAGATAGCCGATATGGCAATGGTGGACATGTCTGATAACGCCAATAAGATGGGTACAGACATGACGTCCATCCAAAATGCATATCAGGGATTCGCAAAGCAGAATTATACGATGCTGGATAATCTGAAACTGGGTTATGGCGGAACAAAGGAGGAAATGAACCGCCTCCTTGCGGATGCCACCAAAATATCTGGCGTGAAATATGACATCAGCAATCTGAATGACGTATACTCTGCCATCCATGTAATCCAGGGTGAGCTTGATATAACCGGCACAACGGCCAAGGAAGCCTCTACTACCATCGAGGGGTCCATGAACGCCGCAAAGGCAGCCTTTGACAATTTTTTGAATGGTTCTGGAACTGCTAAAGAGCTGGCGGACGCGGTTGCCACAGTCGCCCGAAATGTAGGGAAGAACCTGGGAGAAATTATCCCAAGGCTGGCAGAAACAGTGCCGATGGTGGTCGAGGAACTGTGGCAGGAATTTGAAGGCAGTGCAGACCAATTTATTCAAATGGGCGCAGGTCTTGTGACGGATATTGCGACAGGACTTGTTGAGCAGCTGCCTGCCCTTATTGAACTTGCCGTATCCTTTGTTGATACGTTGATACAGGGCCTAAATGAAAATATGCCCCAATTGTTGGAGGCGGGAGGTTCCCTGCTTATTGCCATCGTTCAGGGCATCATCATGTTGGTCCCATCCCTGTTGTCGCTTGGATGGTCTATTATTGAGGGCATTGTCCAGGGATTGCTGAACAATGCGCCAACGCTGCAGACGCAGGCTGTAAATCTGTTCAATCAGTTTACATCCGTAATCAGCACAAGGCTGCCGCAGTTGCTGCAACAGGGCGCCAATGCAATTAATCAGTTTACACAAGGGTTATTAAGCAAGGCCCCATCCCTGATAACGAATGCCGGAAATATCATAAGCAAGTTATATAATGTATTCCTTGGAATCCTGCCGCAAATCCTGGAGACAGGAATCAAGCTCATTGGGCATCTGGCTCAGGGTATCCTGTCAAATCTGCCGGCCGTTATCGGGGCCGCTGCCGAGGCACTGATACAGATAATCGCCACAATTGCAAGCCACCTCCCGGAAATCCTGCAGAAGGGAATTGAATTACTGGGCGAACTTGCAGCCGGAATCATACAGGCCATCCCGGAGCTGGTCGGAAAACTGCCGCAGGTATTTACCAGTGTCAAAGCCAAGTTTTTAGAATTTGACTGGATACAGATTGGTAAAGACATCGTAAGCGGAATTGCAAATGGCCTTAAAAACTCCATTGGGACCATCATTGACGCTGCTAAGAGTGTGGGTGAGGCGGCCTTGGATGGTCTTAAGAGCCTGTTAGGCATCCATTCTCCGTCGCGTGTGTTTCGGGACGAGGTTGGACGCAATATATCCCTTGGTATCGCTGAGGGAATCCGGTCCAATAAGAAATATGCCAAGAAGAGCGCGGAGGAAGTTGCACAGGCCACGCTGGAAGCAGCCAAGAAGAAGCTGGAAAACCATAAGGTTTATAACCGACTTACCCTTGCGGATGAGGCCGGATACTGGGACGAGGTACGCAAACAGACAAAAGAAGGCACACAGGCCAGGATTGACGCCGATAAGGAATACCTGTCTGCCAAAAAAGACCTGAATGACAGGATGCTGGAAGCGGAAGAGAACTATACGGACAAGGTTGCGAATGCGTACAAGGACCTGAACGACAGAATTAAGGACCTCAATAACCAGTACAAGGATGCCGTCAACCAGCGGGCAGACCAGATTAAGTCAGCGTATGGGTTGTTCGATGCATTTGATTCCAGTACGGACCTGACAGCGGATGACCTGCTTAATAACTTGCAATCACAGGTGGACGGGTTGAAGCAGTGGCGCAAGAATCTGAGGGACCTGGAACGCCGTGGGATTGGCGACGACCTTCTGGAGGAATTGCAGGAGCTTGGACCAAAAGCAGCAGCTGAAATCCAGCTTATGACGGAAATGAGTGACGACCAGCTGGATGAATATGTGAGCCTGTTCAAAGCTAAAAATCGCATTGCACGCCAGGAAGCGGTGGCAGAAATGGAGCCAATGCGTGGGGAGATATCCAAGCAGATTGCACAGATGCAGCGGGAGACATCGGCAGAACTGGCAAAATACCAGCAGGAATATGTATCTTCCATGACAGAGCTTGGTGTGGCTCTCAACCAGCCATTGGAGACTATGAAGTTGACGGCGGCTCAGAATGCGGTGGCTCTTGTTTCTGCTATGGCAGGGGCCATCAAGGACGCATCCGGCTCCACCGAGAACCTGGAACAGTTCAAGGCTATTGCCCGGAATGTACTCGGCTCCGCGGATACGCTTCCGTCCAGCATGTCGGATGTGGGGAAACAGTCCATCACCAGTATGATAGAGGGCATCCGGTCCATGTCCGGCCAGCTGCAGGCAGCGGTACAGGCCGTGGTTGCTAATGCAATGCAGGCGGCCGCAGGCGCCATGATGGGGAATGGAGGCATCAATGCAGCACTGGCTGGTGTCGGAGCTGTGACTGGTACATCCAGCCTCCCCGCGAGCACCTATGGGAATGAAGGATACGGTCCGGGATATGCTGTGGATTACCGCAGGATGGGACAGGAAATGGCAAATGCTATGGACGGTGTATCCGTCAATATGGACGGGAAGAATGTGGGAAGCATCGTATCTGAACCCGTGAATGACAACCTGGGGAACCGTGGAAGGATGGAAGGAAGGGATATGGAATGAAATATTTAGGAATCACCTTTGATGAGGAGAAGCATACCTATGATGATTTTGGCCTTCGGATTAAGTCCATCAATATAGGGTTCCCATCGGTAAAGGAGAGTAAGATTGACATACCGGGAGCGGATGGCTACCTTGATATGACGGATTACTTCGGCACCCGGTATGAGGACCGCAAGATTACGATTGAATGTGACATAGAGGACCGGAGCTATTATGACTGGGCTGGACGTATGAGCCAGCTCAGTAACTACCTGCATGGAAAGAAACGGAAGATTGTTCTGGACTGGGACAATGGGTTTTATTACCTGGGGCGCGGGACCTGTGAATATGAAAAGAAGAACCGGGCATTCAGCCTGGTGACACTGAAATTTGAATGTGACCCATATAAATATGAACTTACGGCCACGGATGAGGACTGGTTGTGGGACCCATTCGATTTTGAGGAAGGAGTAATCAAGGAATATGGTAACCAAAACGTGGACGGGACGCTTGTGCTTACTGTTATAGGCTCACCCATGCCGGTGGTGCCAAGAATTACAGTATCATCCGATATGCAGGTGGAATTCGAGGGTGAAAGGTTTGACCTGAAAGCGGGAGAAAACTATCTGCCGGATATTGAGATAAAGGATGGAGAGCATGTGATGACATTCATGGGACATGGTGTTGCGACTGTAAGCTACAGGGGAGGAAGCCTGTAATGTATAAAATCAATAATGTGATTGACGGCAGAACGTACTGCCTGCATGACCAGCGGGACAGGAACCTGCGAGTGATTGAGCCCCGTCTTACCCTTACCCTCAACAAGACCGGAGCTCTTACATTCCGCATTCCTTCCAGTCATATGTATTCCAACACCTTAAAGAAGATGAAGTCATCCATCCAGGTAGTGGAGGATGGGATATTGATATATGAGGGACGCGTGCTGTCGGATGAGTCGGATTTTCATAATACAAAAGATGTGGTATGCGAGGGAAGCCTGGCCTATCTCATTGACAGCGTACAGCGCCCCTTTTCTTTGAGTGGAAACATCCATGATTTCCTCGCCCAGATGGTAGACAATCATAATGGGCAGGTGGAGGAGCGGAAACAGTTTGTCCTTGGCCGGGTGAATGTGGCCGATGAAAACAATGAACTTAAGCGGGAGTCCACTAAGATTGACAATACCTGGAACGCACTGAAAGCGCAGCTGATAGACGTCCATGGTGGATACATATGGGTTGAATACAGGGACGGCAAGAAGTATCTTAATTACACCTACGACTATGGCGGTAAGAATGAACAGCCGATACGTTTTGGCTTCAATCTCCTGGACCTAACAAAGTATCAGGATGCTACTAATGTGGTAACGTGTATGATACCCTATGGAGGGGATGTGGAATACCAAGACGAGCTTGGAGAGACGCAGACAGGCACGGTCGATATCACATCGGTTAATGACGGAAAGGATTACATCACGGCGGAACAGGCCGTGCTGGATGAATACGGGAAGATATGGGGGACGTTCCAATGGCCAGACATCACAGACCCCGCAAGGCTCCTGGAAAAGGCCAATGAATACCTGAAGGAGGTGTCCGGGATACCGGATACGCTTAAGGTATCAGCCGTAGACCTGAACTATACTGGGGTAGACATCCGGCGCTTCCGGGTCGGATATTACACGACGGCTATCAGCAAGCCTCACGGAGTCAGCAAGGACCTGTTACTGGCCCAGCTTGACATGTACCTGGATGACCCGGCAAAGGGCAGCATATCCCTTGGGACCACAGTGAGCAGCTTTACAGGTGCCACCGTGAATAAGCAGGTAAGTATTTCAAAAGCCGTACAGGAATCCGAGGCCAAAACATATGAAGAACTGGCCCGGAAGATAGCCAATGCAACAAACCTCATCACAGGAGGGCTGGGAGGTTATGTGGTCCTTGATAGTCAGGACCCGGTTACAGGCAAGAAAATGCATCCCTGGCGCATCCTGGTTATGAATACACCGGATAAAGAGACCGCAACAAATATCATTCAGATAAACCAGAATGGTATCGGTTTTTCAACATCCGGCATCAACGGACCTTATCGTAACGCCTGGACCATCGACGGGAACTTGTTGGCTGATTTCATCACTGCCGGCCAGATGCTGGCGGACCGCATTCGTGGCGGAATCCTGGAGGTAGGCGGGTATGGCCTTGCCAAGGATGGAAAGATTGTGGTCAAGAACGCCAATGGAAACGAGATTGGAAGCTGGGACAATACAGGCCTGCACGTCCTTCTGGGAGTGATTCAGGGCAGCACCATAATTGGTTCTGATATCATTGGCGGTACGATTGACATAGGAAACGGGACTTTTTATGTGGATGATGATGGGGCCGTGGCAATCAACTCCGGTCAGATAATGATTGGTAGTACCTGGATTACTCCAAACTTCACATACCTTGGTGATTTTGGTGTATCCAGTAATGGGTCTGGAGCATTTTATAGCAGGGACAATACGATTGAGATTTTTACTCCTGCATTTCCCGGAATGGCTGGGCCGGCTATCGAATTGAAATATAATGGCCTAAGAACACGTTTGGCTTATGGTGGAATAAACACGGGAAGAATAGACTGTGACGATATTTACTTAAGTGATTCATGGTGGCAGGGGTGGAGTCTTACACAAGAAATAAAACTTTTGCACAATAAAGTATTTGGAGGTTAAAGAGGGGAGGGTTGTATTAAAGAAAGAATTAAGATATAATTGATAATACAGAGGAGGATTTCATATGAAGAAAATAACTTTAGCTGTATTATTGTCTTTACTTCTTTCTTTTAATGCCTATGCAATGCGAAATTATGAACATGGTTGGCCGGATATTGCTATTCCAAGTCCAGCAACGGAAGAAAAACATGATGATAGAACTCTTGATTATGAATGGACCTGGCTGAGTGATGAGATTGTGGCGCGCTATCAACCGAGTGCTAGATGGAAAACAGAAAGAAGTGACCTACAAGATATGTTTAATCGTGGAATGATTGGTGGAGTCCACGGCATAAAGGACGACGGAGGGAAACGCGAGACTTATTCCGGTAAATGGAGTCAGTCAGAAGATGGAATCTGGTCTTTCCAATTTGATGATTATACCATTCCAGTGGATATCACCAAGATTGATGGCATATTATATGCCTTTAATGGGTACGGCGAGTTGGTGGAAGGGTATGATTATTGGAACGGCCATAAGACTGCTGCAGACGGCCTGGTGACATGTACGGACCCTGAGTTTATTACCTATCTGGAAACGCAGTACATTCCAGACTGCACCAGCCATGAATAGGATTTGATATGGATTGACGAGAGCGAGGCAATGTCCCCGCTCTTTTTGTATGCCGAAAGGAAGGTGATTGTTATGGCAGCACAGCCCGTACATATTGACATAAATCAGCAGATACAGGACTGGAAGAATGCCAGATATGGACGGCAGGTCAGGTCTGCTAATGTGGAGGCATTGACAGAGCTGCAAAACCAGATGAACGGCGCCGTGGATTATCTGGTTGAGAAAGGCGAGGTTGTTGACCAGGCGGCCAAGGATGTCCAGTTGGTCCGGCAGGAAGCTCAGGGCGCCGTTGACCATGCCAATGAGATTACAGAGGAATATAAGCAGTATGCAGATACGAAGTTGGCGGAAACCACGGAGCAGCGGCAGCTGGCAGAGACTGCAAAAGAAGAAGCAGACGAATCTGCCCTGCTGTCAGAAAGTTGGGCCCATGGAGGAACCGGAACAAGGCCAGGGGAGGATACAAATAACAGCGAATATCACAGCCAGCAATCTAAGACCCAGGCTGACAGGGCAAAGGATGAAGCTGACAGAGCTAGTCAGTATTCGCAGATTACAGCTCCTGACTTTTATCTGGATATAGAGACCGGAGCTCTTTATCAAAAAGGCGGGGCCGGAGTTGATTTTGTTGTGGCTGACGCGATACTGTACTGGAAAATCGTAGCATAAGGAGGATATTATGGCAGCACCAGAAGGATATACAAAGTTAGGAAATGTTGGCTACGCAGACAAGGGGGTATACAGCGCGGATGCCACGTATAATAAGTACAATGCGGTGTACCATGAGGGTAGTACCTATGTGGCGTTAAAGGATAACCTGCATGGAGTCACGCCGGCAGACGGTGTAAACTGGCGGTATATGGCCAAGGGATTCACAGAGGCGTCAGCTGATGCTATTACCGTTATAGACACATCGGGAATCATTGACGGGACGAAGAATAAGAAAACTATCTTGCAGACCTTTCTTGATAAGGTAGGGGATTTTATTATCAATAAAGCTGTGACTAATGATGCCCTTATGCTGAAACTGGCGGATTATGTAGCAAAGACGGATATCGTGCAGGTGGAGTCCACAGCTACAAATAAGGTCCCATCCAGCGCGTACCTTAAGCAGGTAAAAGATAGCATAGATAGCAATTTA